CACCTAATTTGGATGGTGAGCCTGGTAAAGAAGAACCAACCTCATCTGGATTTGGAACTATCTCCTCATCAGGACTATCCGATGTACCAGCGCCAAATCTCATTTCTGTCCTCCCGTCTTCTCTGATAAATGTCGTAAATCTTCTTGATGTCTTTAGAAGTTTTAATAAATAAGGAGCTTGGTCAGCCTGCGTATATAGTTGGTCATCAGTTCTAACATCATTTATTTGGTCTACAAAAACAGTATCTTGCGCTAAAAAAGGAACCTCATGCCACCTATTACCATCACTATCTAAGCAAGAAATTATTTCTGTCACATCTGGCTCAGATAAAGCGATTCTTTTATATTTTTCAGCAGAACCTATTGTTACATATTCTGTTTTTAAATCACCACTTACAACTTTTACAGATTTCTTCAGTAAATATGTTACAGGAATATTGTTATTACTTTCGTATATACTAATTTCCATTGGGTCGTTTGAACTTGAAAATTTAAAATTAACATCATCGACTGAGAGAAAGTTAACACCTGTAACAGATTGTACTTGCATATTTTCTCTAAATCTTAAAGCATAATTTAAATCTGGCTTTGTGGTGTAACTATCACCTGTACCTGAAGTGATAGCAGGAACAGTTTGAAAAAGATCTAAATCTGTAACTGCACCTGTAGCTAACTTTGGTTTATATCCCAAAGCCTGCGCCATATTGTAAACAGTTCTTTTCTCTTCAGCAAATGCTAGTAAACTTTCCTTAAATTGATTATCGATATAGTAAGAAAGAACATCGCCGACATAAGCAGCCATTTCTATAAACATCATACCAGGCGAAGCTTCATTAAAGTCGTTAAACTCATTTGGAAAATATATTTTAGTAAACTCTATTAGATTTTCTTTAAAAGATGCAAAGTCTTTATTTAAATATCTAACTTCTTTTACCGAATTTTTAGTTACTGAATATGGCATTTAATTTCTCCTATTAGTAAGAAGCACTTTGCATCTCACCCGAAATATCATCTTGATAATTTTCTAAATCAATATTTAATTGTTCTAAAGATGTTGGGTCTGTGTTTATTCCAAAAGTTACCTTAACATTGACAACTGAATTGTTTAATTCTGAAAATTTAGTCTCTACGTTTTCTACTTTAACAAAAGGTAACCATTGTTTTATAGAAGAACGTATGGCTTCCTCCATCCTACTTTCTACATCTCCTTCTAATTCAAACAATACAGCGAACAAATCGGATCCAAACAATGGATTTCCTAATCTTTCACCTTTTTTAGTTAGCAAAAGATTTTTTATGTTAGATTTAGTTTGCTGTAGAGCTGTTTTAGTTCTAGTGAAGAAACCTTTCGAATTGTGATTTAAAGGAAATCCAACTCCTATGTATGTGTCCTCATCTAAATCTTTTTCTATTTGACTCATTACTTACCATCTCTCTTTTTTAAAGCGTTCATTACACCTCTATAATCTTTTGTTAATGCTCCCATAACTTCCTCAGGAACACTCTCTGGATTTACACCAGCCGCTTGAGCGGTTTGAGCCGCTCCTATCTCTCTTCTAACTTCTTCGTTACCACCCATCATATTTCCATAACCTATAGCTTCAGCCATTCTAGAAGAATCAAAAGTTTTTCCAGTCATTGTTGGATACTCATCATACTCATTTTTCTGTGCAGTTTCGTTTAGTATCTTATTTAGTACTGGGTTTTTAGTATAACTTATGTCTTTAGGTTTAGACTTTTTAGGAATAGGTTTGGGTAGTACTTCAGGCACACTATTAGTTTTCTGAGATACAGCTTTTACTCCTTCACTAATAAATATCTTATTAACCTCTTTTTTTACCTCTTGTCTTACCATTTCTCTGATTAAAGTAACCAGCTTACTTGTTTTAGCCATATTTAACTCCTATTTGTATATAAATATATCGTTTTCATATTAATTACCAATACTGTCTTTCATAGCTCTTTGTGCTATAGCTTGTGATATTCTGTCTAACGACCGACCACAAAAATCTTCAAACGTTGACACAACAACTGGAGCAACATTGAGAGCATCTTTAGCATCTTTTTCCTCCTCTTCTGCCTTTTTGATAACTGATTCTTGAAGAAATCCCAAAGCCGCAGAAACTGGATTTAAAGAAGCTCCTATCACACTAGCTTTTCTAGTTGCTTCTGCTGCTTTTCTAGCAGCTTCTACTGACCTCTGTAAAGCTTCTACTGTTTCTATAGCTATCGTAACAGCAGCTATAACTTTTAGAGCGTCTTCTATAAATTTTCTTACTTTTTTAACATCGCTAGGTTTACTTTTTCCACTTCTAATATCTCTACAAATACAATCTACCTGATGGTCTATCTTATCGGAATTTTTATTTATTTCTCTTCTAATAACATCTCTTATTCTATCACCTATTATAGCCATAACATCTACCCATCCTCTGTGATAAAAACAGTGTTACTGAAAATTCTAGGAAGATTATTATTCTCCAATGTAGCTAGCTTTTCAGATAAATTTGTAGCCGCATCATTTAAATCTTTGAATCCAGATACCGATGATGCTATCTTTGTAAAATCATTTAGTATCTTAAAAAGTTTTTTGAATAGTTCTTCGGTCTGTATACCTTTTACAGCAGGATTAATTGCTTTGTATTCACCTAAATTTATAACTCCATCTTCACCAACTTCTAAAGTTATTGATTGATTACAGTTTAGATTTATGTTTCTTACAGCAAACATATGAATATCACCATTGTTCACATTTTCACTAGGGATACCTTTTGCATTAAAAACTAATTTATCAGAATTGATGGTTATCATATCCCCATCCATTTTTCCTTGATATTGTGGTAAAGCCGATGGACTTGGATATATGTTGGATAAAGTAGCTGTTTCTAAAGGATCGTTGTTAAAAGGACCTGATGTTATGTTTATAGACGAACCATCAGCATTTATATTTTGTCTATGTGGAAAATTTATATCACCTAATTTTTGAACTTTAGTTGATTGATTGTTGGTTATTTTTATAGTAGGATATCTGTATTCTTTTCCATCGCTACCAAATCTAAGCCCTTGACCAAACCTACCATTTAAAACTAAATCTCCTTGTCTTGGAACAAGTGGTCTATTCAATATAGTAGACTTTTGACTTACAAGTCCTTCACCAAATCTACCACCAACCCTATTCACATTTACTCTACCATACAAATTCAAAGGATTGTAATAGTAAAATTGTCCACCATGCTTTACAACATTTACCACCTCACCTTTTAACGGGTAACAAACGATATGCGAAGACAATGGCTTTATTATACCTTCAATTTCATCACCTGAGCTTTGGCTGTATATAAATACTGCCTTTATGCTACCCATATAAGAGTAGTCTGGAACCTTCGCATTTTCAGGTCCTTTGATTTTAGGTAACTGTTTAGCACTAATCAAAACTTCCTTAACTTCAGCAGGTTCAAATTCGTAAAACTCTGATAGTTCCTCTACATTATCCTTTATAATATCGTAAACATCAGATGGTGATGTGAAGCCGGTTTTACCATAATTTCTTTTTAAATATGTTGGATTGTTACGATATGCCATTAATTTTCAATCCTTTTCATATCATCTTCTATCTCATCTGAATGAGTTTGTAAATCAGTAGCCGCATCTTCTATTGCACCCATAAGTTGTTCCTTCTCAGCTTCTGATAAACCGAACTCCTCTTCTGAACCACCTTTGTTTTCAGCAGCTATGATTCTCTGAACGATAGCAGCTACCTTTACTAATTGGTCGTCATTTTTTACATTGATTTCTAAATACTCCTTTAACATAGGGATTATCTGAACCGCTGTATCTCCATCCTTTATGAAACCCACCACCTCTTTCATAAGAACTTCTAACTGAGTTTTGTTGGTTTTTGTATTTTCGTAAATATCTTTGAATAAATCAGATAAAGATTTACCCTCAAATATTTCGTAATCATTAGCCATAATATACTCCATTTGATTAATTTATATAGATTTGTGGTTATATATAAATATGAGGGTGTGTAAATTTTGAATAAAATATTATAAATAACAAAAAAGGGGAGTAAAAACTCCCCTTATTATTATTCGTTGACTAATGAGCCTGTGTGACTCACATCAACCATTCCATACTTATCAAACTCATGTTGTAAGCGTTTGTTATATTTCTTCATAACATTGATTATACGAGTTATATCTTGAGTATTTGAGCCAGTCATTTCTCTGATTAGTATGTACAGAGCTTTCTTATTGAAGTTTTCAATATTATCTTTTATACGAAAGATATGTAGTACAGAATCAGCAACCCTAATATCTTTATCCCTACGAAAGATGTTGGTTAGATTGATATCCCAAAATCTCTGCAGTTCATCTACAAATAAGGTAGCCTTTTCAGCGCTTTCAGCACTACTGCTTTCACCCATAAGATTTCTTTTCCAATCCAAAACTTTCATTTCAGAATGTATCTTACCCATCTTGTAGTTTTTATTATTATTTAGAATAAGATAGTTCTTAGCTACGATACTAAAGTAGGAAAATGCTTTACCTTTACCTTCTTTGAACTTATGCATATTCATAACTAAAAATGAAACTACCTCATGCTTTACTTCTTCAGAACCAACATCAAAGTAGTAGAACTTAAATGTGTGTATGATGTTTTCAGCTAACTTGTCAAAAGCAGCTCTGATATGTTCATTATAAATAATGTTCTTTAATCTAGCATCATCCGTATTATTATAACGAATTATAGCTTTTTCTGTTCCTTGATTAAAGTAATAGTTTTTACCTTTTTTCTTTCTCTTTCTTCTCTTTACTACTACTTTTTTTGCTGAACCTGATGTTGCTGTTGTTGCTGTAGGCATTATTGTTCTTCTCCTTTGAATCTATCTAATTGATTTATTGTTGTTTGAATTTGTTTAAAGACTACACCTACTTCATCATCCGATTCAAAGTAGCCTTTGTAGTCTAGTTTTTTAATATCTGCTTGAACCTTTTCAATAGTATTAATGAAATCTGTTATCCAATCCTCTAACGATTCTAACTTTGTGTTTACGTTCCATATAACATAGCAAGATGTAAGGAATAGCAAAGTTACTAATACTAAAAGTATTTCTAATATCATTATTTATCTCCGAAAAGTTCATCAAAAAGGTCTTGTGATTTCTCA